GTACAAACGGTGCGGCTCCAACTTGGGACAATATTATTGATTTAGAAACCGGTGTGTATGTGCAAAACGCAAACAGTGCTCAATTGGCTTATTTGTTTAACGCAGTTACTCGCGGTAAATTAAAAAGAACCAAACACACTGCTGGTGATTTCAACTACTTAATGACACCTGAAAACATGGTGAACGGTTACAAAGTTGGAATGTCTAACAACGTGCCTTCAAACCTCGTAAAAGGTACTTCAGGTGCTATTTGTTCAGCTGGTATCTTTGGTGATTTCTCTCAATTAATTATCGGTCAGTGGGGCTTTATGGATCTATCTGTTGACGAAGTAAGCCGTAAAAGAGAAGGTTATGTGGAAATCACATTGAACACTTTCTTAGATATTTTGGTGCGTCAACCAAAAGCATTCTCAGTGGTAAAAGACTGGTTAACTGCTTAATATTTTAAGTATGGCAAAAGCAAAAAAAGAAGCAGCTACTGTAGTAGCTGCTTTACAAAAAGTATATGAAGAAGCAGCGAAAAAAGTAGCTGACTTATCAGATGAAGAAACACTCGAAGTGCGACAAGCATTAGCTGAAGAAGTGGCTGCTGCTTTAGAAAACTTGAACAATGCTAAAAAAGAGGTTTTGGTAAAGTTCAAGTTTATTAAATCGCCCACTGGTCGTTTTGGGTTGGGTTACAATGCCGGCGATAGCGGCTATATTTCTCTTTTATTAGCCGATGTGGCACAAGAAGAAGGATATGGCTTTATTCAAGAAGGTAAAGATGTAGCCGATATCGAAGTAACCGAATAAAGCAAAAACAATGATCACAAACGCTACTATCACACCAGCCAGTTCTTATGAAGTTGTTTCTTTAGCTTTAGCAAAAATGCAATTGCGTATTGAAAGTAGTTTCACGGCGGAAGATACTTTGATTCAATCAATGATTGCTTCGGCGGTTTCTGCTGCTGAAGATTACATGGGTTGCAAAATTGTAGATAGTGATGTGGTGTTGAACCTGGATGAATTAGAAGATGTTATCAATATTCCTTATCCTGTTCGAAGTGTAACATCATTAAAATATTTTCCGACGTCCGGTGCTGAAGAAACAATGCCGGACACGGATTATGAATTGCTTCGTTTTGGTAAAGAAAACGGTATTCGCATAACTGCTTACTGGATTCCTGAAACCGACACACGTTACGATGCCGTGACTATAGCTTTTAAAACGGGTTATGCAACAGGAACGGTTCCTAAACCAATTATTCAAGCCGTGTTATTGCAAATCAGTGATATGTATGATCGCCGTGAAGATAGAGTGGAAGTGCCTTTGACAATGTCAACTAAATTGCTTAGACCATACAAACTATTCTGATGGATAAAAAACCATTCATAGGGCAAAAGGACCGCCGCATTGTTATCAATAAAAAAACATTGCTAGCAAACACTTCGGGGGAACGAAAAGAAACGTTGGTTAAAATAACCGATGCTTGGGCTTTTATGGATGATTTGTCCGGTGGTGAAGATGTAGAAGGCAAAGTAAGAGCTTTATACAGCCGAGCCTATGTAGTTAGATGGCAAAGTGAATTGTTAACGGAAAAACGCCTGGTGATTGTAGATGATGAACGAACGTTTGAAGTGGTTTATGTTGCTGAAATTGGAAGAAAGGATCATGTTCGATTAGTGTGCAAAGCTTATGAGTAGCGGAATTAATGTAAACGTCACCGGATTTCGTGAACTCGAAGCTAAAATAAAGCTATTGGCAAACGATAAAGATAAAAAGCGTGAAATGCTTTTGATTTTACGGCAAGTAGCAAAACCTACGTTGGATGCTTCAAAAACATTGGTTCCTATTTCTAAAAAAGCACACGTTGCCAGGGGAAAAAGAATTAATCCGAGAAATTTGCAAAAATCACTTGGATTGATACAAGGACGAAAAGGCAATGCAAAAGATAATCCAACAATTTATGTTGGTGCTCGTGCAAAAGGTTCTTTTGATGGCTGGTATGCTCACTTTGTACATGAAGGTATAAATGTATATAGAGCAGGTTTTAAACGTAAACGTGCCCGTGGTGCAAATGATTCCGCAGCCGTTTCAAGAACAAAAGGAAATCCTTTTTTACGAAAAGCATATCAACAAACACAAGCCGGTGTGACAAACGATGCCGAAAAAAGAATGGCAGCATTCCTCCAACGGCGAATAAATAAATTAGCATGATAATAGTTTCAATAAAAGTAGCCGATTTTTTCCTTACCAAACAGCCTTATGTGGATGTTTTTGGAGCAAACAGACCTTTTCCGGTAGTAGCTCCTGAAGGAACAAGCTTTCCTTTTGCAACCTACACGATTGATCGTGCCGAAGGCAAAAGTAAAGATGGTGATGAATATAGTGTAACTGCCTATTTTTGGTTTGATGCCAACAACTACACCGAAATGGCTACGTTGTTAGAAAGCATCATTCCTGCAATACAAGATGAATATGATTTTCAAGCAGCAACAATGGACTTTGTCGAAGACAACCAATCCTTTGTTGGAATTATAAACTTTTTAATTAATCAATAGAAATGGCAAGAAAAATTTATAAAGGTAAAAACCTTAGAATTTTTGTAGGTGGAAAAGCATTATTGCATTCAACTGAATGTGGCTTTTCAACATCTACCAATTTTGAATCAATTGCAACTAAGGACACGAACGGAAACGTTCAAACGCCTGGCAATTACGAATGGTCCGTAACGGCAAACACGCTGTTTGTGGACAAAGATGTATTAGATACTGATCGTTTCGATACACTTGAATTATTAGAGCAATATTTAGCTCAGGAAGAAGTGACAATTCAGTTCATGACAAACATTGGTCAGGAAGTGGTTATTGCTGGAAATGCTTACATGAGCGGTGTTAATTTCTCAGCTCCAACGGAAGGTTCAGCAACCGGTGATTTCTCTTTTCAAGGAAATGGTGATTTCACAGCAACACGTTTACCAACTGTAGGGGCACTTCCTGTAATTAGTTCTTCAAGTGTAATAGCTATTACAAACGGAACTGCTGGAACACGTGCAACTACAGCTTCTAACACGCCAACGCTTTACGAATTGGTAGGAACAATTCCTTCAGGTGTAACAATAAACGCTACTTCAGGTTTGATTTCCTGGACAAACGCAGTACCTGTAGGTAACTACTTAGGAGCTTTTATTAGAGTAACAAACGCAGCAGGATCTGTAACGCAGGAAATTGCAATCATTGTAACATAATGTTATGAAAATTAAAATTAATAAAAAAAACTTTGAACTCACTTTTGGGTTCAAAGTTTTTTACATCTTAGGTAAGCATTGGGAAATGAAAAATTTCAACGATGTGCTCAAACATGTGATGTCGGTTTTTGGTGATTATGCTACTACCGATGTAAATAATACTGCTGAAGAACCTAATTTGAGTTTTGCCACAATGGAAGTTTTGGCTGATATTATTGTGGCTGCTATTGTGGCTAATAAAGAAAACAAAAAAACTTTTGCTGATTTTGAAACTGCTGAAGTGATTGAATCGATTGTGGAAAACATTGCGGTTATTCCGGAAATAATGAAGGAGTTTGTTTCTTCAATGCCTTCACATAAAAAAGAAGAAGATCCGGGAAAGTAGTAAGCGGCCAAAAAGATACGCCGCTCACGTTTGATGCTCTGATTGTGTTATGTGGCGAAATGGAAATCAGGTTATCTGATTTCTATGAAATGACACCAAAAGAGTTTTTTTTGTATCGTGAAGGGTTTATTGGTAAACGTGATGCCGATGCAAAATTTACTTTAGTAACCACACGAAAATTAATGTTTGCTTCAATTATGCCACATGCCAGACGTGGATTGAAAGAAACTGACATTATGGAATTCGATTGGGAAAACGATTTGATTGAAACACTCACGGAAGAAGAAATAAATGAACAACGAAAAGAAGTACAGCAATCAATCGAGTTTTGGAAAAATTATGACTTGAATAATAATAGGTGCTAAAATTGGTTTTATATTGTTTGTTTGGTAAAAGCCTGTCGAAAGACAGGTTTTTTTTGTTTTGGTAAATTGAAAAAAGGAAACTTAGTTGCATAAAAATGTTAATGGCTAAGTCTAATTTTATGCAAATTATTTACTATGGCTTCATTAGCATCCATTAACGTAAAGTTCACGGCAGACTTGAAACAATTTTCAAGCGAAATGCAATCGGCTTTGCGGGATATTAAACGAACCGGTGAAGAATTTCAAAAGATTGGTAGTGCTTTATCTATTGGGCTTACTTTGCCGCTTTTAGCCGTTGGTGCTGCTTCTGTAAAATTAGCTTCTGACTATGAAGAAAGTTTAAATAAAGTAAACGTTGCTTTCGGAAATTCCGCTTCTTCCATTGAATCTTTTGGTGATACAACCTTAGAAACTTTTGGTATTGCAAAAGGCACAGCTTTAGATATGGCTTCGCTGTTTGGTGATATGGCAACTTCAATGGGATTGCCACAAAGTGAAGCAGCTGAATTATCAAAATCATTGGTAGGTTTAGCCGGTGATTTAGCTTCTTTTAAAAACATCGGGATTGAACAGGCTACTACGGCTTTGAATGGTGTTTTCACGGGTGAAACCGAATCGCTTAAACTATTAGGAATTGTAATGACTGAAGCTAATTTGGCTCAGTTTGCTTTAGAAAAAGGAATTCAAAAAAACATAAAGAGTTTTACTCAAGCTGAAAAGGTGCAATTGCGTTACGCTTATGTAATGGAAAACACTAAAAACGCACAAGGTGACTTTGCTCGAACTTCGGGCGGTGCGGCTAATCAAATGCGTGTTTTTCAGGAATCTTTAAAAGAAGTAGGTCAGCAATTTGGTGCAATTATTCTTCCGGCTTTTACTAATGTGGTGAAAAGTTTGAATGGAATGGTGAAATCATTTGGTGATTTGTCACCAGGAGTGAAACAAACAATTGTGGTTGTGGCTGGTTTAGTTGCTGTTATCGGACCATTGTTAACTGTTATCGGAACCGTGTTGACTTTGGTTCCTTCTATGGTTGCCGGGTTTGCAGCGGTAAAAGTTGCTTTTGCTTCTTTAACGGCTACGATTGCGGCTAATCCGTTTGGTGCAATTGCTTTGGCGGTTGGATTAGTGGTTGGTGCTTTATATGCTTATAGTCAGGCCACAAAAGAAGTGGTTAAAACAAAAACAACCTTAGATAAAATAAACGAAAAGGCTTCTGAAAATTTATTAAAGGAACGGGTTGAATTAGATCGTTTATTGGCTATTGCAAAAGACAAAAACAAAAGCGATGTTGAACGTCAAAAAGCTATTAAAGACTTAAACAAACTTTCGCCTGAATTTTTGGGTAACTTGACTTTAGAAACAATAAATACCGATAAAGCAAAAGTGGCTGTTGAAAACTACACTAATGCTTTATTGCAAAAATATAGAGTTGAAGCCGCTGAAGCGGAATTGAAAGAATTAGCAAACAAACGATTTGCTTTAGAACTCGGACAACTTAAAGCAAAAGAAGCTTTGTTGAAACAGGAACGCAAATTAAAATCGAACGGTACTGCTTTAGAAATTCAAGAATTTGAACGATTAAAGAAAACAGTTTCCGGCGGTGGAAAAGTGATTGCTGATTTTTATAATGAAGAACAAAAACTGCTTGAAGGTATTATTAATGGTACTGAGCAATTAACTACTGCTACCGGCGGACTTGGTGGAGTTAAAGAAGCTTTAGTTAAAAAAGGAACCATTGCTTATTTTGAAGCTGAAATTGCTAAACTGAAACAGCTTCAAAAGGAACAAGTTACTACGGCAGCCGGTTATAACTTAATTCAAAATGAAATCAATCTTTTGCAAAAGGAAATTGACACATTGTCTTTTGTTCCAAAGAAAATTGAACCGATTGTTATTAAAAGCGATTTTGATAAAACAGGATTAATTGCCGGAAAAGTATTGACTGATGATTTAGCAACTTCAATGGATTCTCTTTCGTTGAAAATGCAAGCCATGAATGAAATGACGAGTGTTGTTGCTTCTTCTGTTGGTGAAGCTTTTATGAGTTTAGGAAATTCTTTTATTGAAAGTTTAGGATTGGCGGAAACAGGATTAGAAGGTTTTGCAAAAGTTTTGTTGCAAACAATTACTAAATTATTATCAGTAGCAATAGCAAATGTTATTGTTGGTGCAACTCAATCAGGAACAGCAACAGGCCCTGGTGCTGTTTTTACAACCCCAGCTTTTATTGCAACGGCTGTTGCTGGTGTTATTGCTGCTTTTGCGGCTATTCCAAAGTTTGAAACGGGTGGTGTTATTGGCGGTACATCTTATTACGGTGATAAAATATTAGCCCGTGTAAATAGTGGTGAGTTGATTTTGAACAGTAAACAACAACAAAGCTTATACGGAATGCTTGCTGGTGCTTCGGGATCTAATGTGAATATTGGTGTGCAGGATATTCTTTTAGATGGTAATAAAATCAGAATTGTGTTGGATAGAACAGATAAAATAAATAATCGTAAAAGATAATGCCAAGCAGAATAACAATAGAAATCGATTCAAATCCTGTTCATGGGAGCACATTGGTTATAACTGTGGCAAATCCGGATATAAGTTATTCGAGCACACAGGCTTTTACTTTTATTAATGGTGTTCCGGTAAATAGTAATCAAATACAAATTGGAGCTACTGCTGAAGATACGTTGCAAAATATTTATACAAACTTTCAATTGGCTTATCCTACATTGGTTGTTAGTATAGAATATCCGTTTGTTTACTTAGATTTTCCTGTTCCTGGCGATGCAACAGTAACAACTATTTTAAATACAACCGCGGGTGCTATTACTGCAGGAACTGAATTGATTGATGATATTCCGGTGGTTGTTCCTGAAGCGTTTGAAATCGCTGATTTTTCTATTCAAATAATTGACACCTACGAAAACGAACTTGATTTGATTGTGGAACTTACCCGGCAATCAGCTCCTAAATTAGTTTTCGATTCTGGTGAATCAATTTTAGAGCCATTAATGACTTCTGAATTAAAGTTTGATATGCGTGTTCCAAATGCGGAAGATGCTCATTTTAAACATCTTTTCACAGGTGATGAAAAAAGATTTAAAGTAAAATTAAATGCAATTGATTCTGATGAAAATATAAAACTGATTTGGCAGGGATTTTTATTAGCTGATTTATATAAAGAGCCCTATCAAAACGGTAATTTATTTGTTGAATTTTCTGCAACCGACATGATTGGAACCTTGAAAGCTTCCTATTTTAAACCATGGGAATATGCAAGAAAAATTAATATCATGCGTTTGTTTTCTGAAATAATGGCACAAACGGGTTTGAGTCAAAAGTTTGTTGTAATGCCCGCAATGGTTCCTCAATCAGCTTTAATTCCGTGGTATTATTTAAACTTAGAGTTGAATACTTATTTTGATGGTAAGAAAGGTGAAAACTTATATGATTTATTGTCGTCTGTTTTACAATCAAATTTATTAACACTTCGGTCTTTTGAAGGTTATTGGTATATTGAAGGGGTAAATAGAAAATTTGAAAAAACAGGAATCGCCATGCTTTTTGATCAAGCTGGTGTTTTTGAAAGTAATTTAGAATTTACTCGAAAAGAGCAGCAATTTGATTTTGTAAAAGGAACATTAAATTTTGGAATCAAATCACCTTTAAAAGAAGTTTTTATAAATTATACAGGTAAAAGTTCTGATAATTTATTTCCGGATGATTTGGTTGATCGTGATGCCTATTTTGGAATTATGACAAACAACGAATGGGATGAAACAAGTCAAACAACTTCCTATTTAGATTATTGGCTAAAAGTAGGTGCTTTAAATTTAGTATTTAAAGATCAACATAGATTTTCTTTTGGAACCCTGGGGGGTAATATTGGTGATGCTTATGTTGTTTCAGAAAATGATGCTTTGAATAATTATTTTAAATCTAAAATAAAGCCTTATTTACATAAAAATAAAAAATATCGTATAAAAATAGATGTTGAATTTTTTGGACTTTTTTTCCCTTTAGCTAGTGCAAATTGGATTATAAATACAGGAATACCTGGTGGACATTTTGATAACTTTTTGCTTTATAGATTAATGTTAAATGGTGTAGAGGTGCTTAGTAATCGTCAAGGAGTTAATTATCGATTAGAGAATGATTTTTTTATTAGTTATAAATCAAAAAA